CTCTCTCCTTGCACAGGGTTTCCCCTGTTCCTCACCATTTAAAATGGCGAGCACCACCTCAGCTTGATGTCGACGGCATGAGGACGTCCTGCACGTTCTAAATGCCTCCTATCGGCAAACGGCTGAGAGCCGCGCTTAAGGAAGTATTTAAGTAAGGCCCCGGGCCCGTCCAGAGGATCAGACGGAATCCTAGGACTCACAACATAGCCCTTGACTAAAGGACTGTGGAGTGAGCGATGTTCTCTCTGAGTCTCATAACCCAGAAAGGAGAATCTACCTAAACACGGAGAAGAATCAGAAACATACGGATAATGAACAATTATCCGACTTATTTCTGAGTCAAGCCATTTCACGGCTCTCCAACAGCCAGCTTTGTAAAGCTGATTGCGGAGTGATACCAATGAAATGACCTCCGGAACGTGCTTCCGAGTGGAAGGGAATACACGGCGAACCTTGACGATTGAAACGTCATGGCCGTCATAATACTCCTTACCGCAAGACTCTCTGAACCTTCCGGTCCAGAAAGACTTGCCGGAACCTACTCGAGCTCCAAAAAGCTCGAGGGTTTCGACAACGGAATGCACAATATCTGCAGGAATGATAATATCATCCCCGTAGATGCGCATCGAACCAATCATCTCGAACAGAGTTGATCGGCTGACATGTGTGTTAGACGCTCGCTCCCATCCGATTAAGACTATGGTAAGAAATACCATAGCCTCGAATGGGAAACAGAGCGCCGAACCCATAGATGCGAACTTGGCAAGGCGAACAACGCCGTGGCCAGGTACATCAGCCTTCCGAGAGCGGCAGGCATCGACAGCGCCATGCAAATGGGGCCATCGAGCAAGCATCTCTCGTACGAGCTGATTCGAGACGCGATCGGAAGCATCGCTCAGATCGAGCGTTGCTAGATTCCCAGTTGAAAGGGAACCTAGACGAGCAAGTTCCTGGTTAGGAACCTGATCGTCAAATCCGAGGAGGTGAGGCAGGAGTCTATCTCTGCCAAAACACTCCAGAAACAATGCAAGAACCGCTTGCTGTGCATATTGCATAGCAGTCGGCTCAACAGCAATGATTCTAGGCGACTTGAGCGTCTTAGGAACCGGAGTAACCTTAACGGGAACCTCGGAACCAGGTTCGAGGATGTTAACCTCACCGAAATGATCATAGTATGAACATGACGGAAATAGATAATCCTCAAAAGGAAAATATCTATTGAGGCGCGAAGTCCAGGAACGGCTGTTAAACTTTGCGTTACCGCGCAGTTTATCAGCCGTAGCACCTGGACCATGTTTGGGAATGAGTTTCTCATTATAGATCTCTCGATCCATTTCTGAGAAAACATTAGCGAACAAAAGCGAGGAAACGCGTCTAAAATCAGACAAATCAATGTCCTTGAGATTAGACGAATCTCTCCTAACATCCTGCTCACACTCGATGAAAGTAGACATAGCCCCCGCGACCCTGCTCTCCGAGCAGGGAAGGAGGATCTTACTAAACATCAGCGTTAGCTGACGAATAGCAAGAATTGCATCTACATCTGGATCATCGAGTAACACACTAGACTCAGGATCGAACACAAGGCTAGAGAAACCCTGCAAAAATGCAGGGAGCCTCGAGCTTCTACCGCGCGTTTTAAACGCGGTAAAAGTTCCGTAGCCCACAATCCCTTGGTCGAGACTTTTTTGGAAGTCCTTTCCAAAGGAAGGTAGGGTTATCGTCAGAAACGATAACCCCTCGTGTTTGGTCCTACCTAGGACAGTTTTAATGTCCTTGGTGGCGCTAGTGCAACATCTAGTCGCATAATCGTATGCGACTTGCTGCCAGAGCATCGTCAGGCTTTTCAAATTACCTCCTAATAGAGGACAATTTCCTTAGCCATGACAATCGTCCACTAGAATTATCTACTAGTGGATATTCGGCTTGATCACAAACCACAAAATCAAACCAAGAAACTGGACAACGAGAATAACTCCCAGTATCTCAACAAGAGATCCGAGGAGAAAAATCAACTCTCGCCACCCAGAAGCTGGGTAATGATTTTGGCAGAGGTTGCCTGCAAGGATTCAATGAATCCAGTGTAGACTTCCTTTGCTTCTGCAGCCGTATAACCAGCGGGCGGAATGTCAAACACGAGATAATTACTCATGCTGACCTTCACGTTATTCGCTGGAATAAACGGATCAGTAGTGATCTTAGTCGAATCGACCCGCACAACTCGACGAGTTCTCGACCCATACTGGGAGGAGAGCGTAAGTCGAGTATTACCATCAGCACTGAGGTAACTCGATTCACCCTTTCCCGTTTCAACGCGGGGGAGCGAAATCGTGTTCGCCCCAATTTTGATGGACTGCGGATCGGACAATGCCATAGCGTGCTCCTTATTGGTGAATTGAATGGAAAAACCATCCATTTGCGGACAGTGCATACTGTCTCACAGCGCGAAGGTTATACCTAGCGCTGCAAGTATGGCCAATTGAATCGGAGTCAAATCCGAAAATTCAAGGCCAAAACCAAAGGGGTTAGCCTGTTCCCTC